AGGCTGGTAGTATCTTCAATTAGTACTTCTACCTCAGAATATCCCGCGTAGTCGTAATCGGAAGTTTCTCCCCAGGTGTTTACTGAGTAGTCACCCTCCCAAATGTAATCCCTGCCTTCGTAAGTAAATTCTACCTGCTCTCCGTAGAAGTTTTCCGTGTCGTTGTATTCTTTGCTCATTATCTTTTGGTTTAAATGTTGACCAAAATTAACACTTAAAAATTAAAATCAAATATTTTTATCAAAAAAAGTTAATCAAAAAGGCAAATTATTTTTAAGTCTGATAAATCCTGCTTTTATCTTGCGAAACAAAACGATCTACTATGAATCAATTTCGCAAAGATTTAGCAGCTGTATTAATTGAAATTAAGGACCTGCTGGAAAGTAAAAATTTAAAATATGGTAATAGCGCACTGGAGCCGCTAGGTGTATTCAGCAAGCTGTCAGCTAAGGAAGGGCTGATGGTTAGGATAGACGACAAACTGAAGCGAATAAAAAACGGCTCCTTAGATCGGGACGACGAAGACGTTGTTAATGATTTGATTGGCTACCTGATTCTATTAAAAATTCATGCAAAATCCGAAAGCATGCCAGCATATAAAAAGTCGTTAGCTCAGGAGATGGAAAAATGGGACTTTCACAATATTAAACTAGACGGCATTTAATTACTGCAAATCCTCTTCCTGATCTAGGTGCAGAAGTTCGTCGCGTATCTCAGCGTAGCTACCTCGGATCAGCGCAGACGTTTGATCATAAAAGTAAATTAACTGAATATCGTTAACCAGTTCCTGCACGTAAGCGATGTCCTGAGTGCGAACCATTCGCCGCGTAAATTCGTGCTTTACCTCCAAGCCTAATTCTTTCCAGTCAAAGGTATTGCCTTTGAGCATTACGTCGATTTCAATCCACATTTAAAAAAGCTTTTTAGATACGCTGATTTGATGTACTTTTTGAAATGGTTCGATTTGATACGAAAAAAGATATTTGTTATCTAGGTAGGAAACTTTGGCGCTAGGTTGCAACAAGGAGTTAATCCCGGCACCTAAATAAATACCTTTAGGCTTTACCACAATCGTCGACGTTTTGTCTACGGTTATAGTATTAGTTACCACCGGTAAGTTATAATCGTTTACTGCGGTCATTTTAAGCACCTCTCCGAGGACTTCTCCGCTCACGCTGGTACTTCCATACTCAAAAGGAAAGGACGTCTCAAAACGGCTAATTTTAGGCTTAAAATCGATTAGCACCGTATCGCGTAAAAACTCAGTTTTAATCTTTGTTTGATTGATAAAAACCGTGTCTATAGATCGAGAGTAAATTGTGTCTGTTTCTACCTTCGTTCTAGTTTTGTAAACTGTCTCAAACTCAGGCTTAGGGTAAAATATAAACGCCACGATAACGCCAGCGATAAAAGCCAAGGTAGCGATTTGTATCTTTTGGTTGTCTGTCGAAAAATTCATCATTGCTCAATAAAAAGGTTATCCTGCTCAAGTATTTTTCTTAACTCCTTACGGCAATAATCAAAAGCCTTATAGGTATCGTCACTTAGTTCTTTGTACTTCATCTCTGACCTAAGCAATTGATCAAAGTCCCATATTGCACTTTTGTAATTGTGTCCGTTTATAGCTGATTGAAAATCTGTGTTATCTTCAGGCAAATCAAATTCTAGGGTTGCTTTCATAAAGGAAATTTATTTGAGTCAATAATTATTTCGTAATTCTCTGTTCCACCGGTTCGATCTATTACCCCGTGGAGACTTAGTATTCTGCCACCGATAGGCTTAATAGGAGCGCCTCTTTCTACGTGCCAGCCATAGGACCCGTCCCCGTACTCCTCCTTATAGGCCCCGGTGATAGCTAGGTGGATTTGCTTTTGGATTAGTTCATAGCATCGCTTGCCCTGGTTATATTGGATTGCGTCCCTTACGTCGTTCCGGCTTGCGTTTTCGTGAATGTGGCCCATTACAAATACGTCCATATTTTCATATGACTCCAAAGCTCGCGTTAAGTTAATAGCACCCTTCGTAACTATGCCACCCCCTCCTGATCCGTGGAAGTACTTAAGCATTTTGCTCATTATGGTGTTGCCTTTTAATTGATATTTAATTATCATCCAACCGCCATATCCACCGGTATAAACGTTGCTTTTATTTTTGTAATTAAGCAAATCAACAAAGCGTTGCAGTATATCCGTCTCTTGATATTTGATTATCGCTGTTTCGTGGTTGCCGTAACCAATCACAGTAAGGATTGAGGCATAAGGGCTAAACCATTCTACCGCAGTTTCAACAATTGAATCCAGGTACTTGGCATTGTTATGCTCAGGCAGAACGTCTGATTTATTACCTCTCTTATCTCCTTTGCCCTGCATTAAACAGAAAAGGTCCCCATTAATGAAGACCGGTATTTGATTCTCTAGGCAATAATCCAAGTGACGCTTTAACATTTTTCTATCGCACTTTGGGTTATCCCAGTGTACGTCCGAAAGTAAAGCGATTCGGTTTTCTTCTTTGTTCAGCGATAACGAGTGAACGTTTCGTGAAATTTTGGTAACATCCATTTTGTTTTTGGTTAGGTTAAATATATTTTACAAAATTGTCCAACTTTGTAAAATCTAGTTTATAGGTATATATACTGTTTTGCCTCCGGATCTAACAGCCTTTAGCTTTTGCTTTCTGTTTCCACTTTTAACAAAGCTAACGTGAACCCAATCCGGGTTAAAGTCCGTGCCAAATTCCCAAATCAACTGATCAAAGTCTAGCTTATTTTTTATGTAATCAAATACCATTCTATTAGTTACCTCGCCGTTACCTCCGTCCATGTCGATGTCAATCGCCTGGCCTTTGCAATGCTGCGAGTTTGCACTTCCCTTAATGAACTCATTTAAAGCCTTACTTCTGTATCCGCTAGAAATAAAAATAGGTACTCCAAAGTGCGCCCGAATAGGTTCAAATACTCGATCTGCAAGTAATTTAAAGTTCTCTAAATGCTCAGCTGTAGGCGTGTTGTCTATATTGTTACGCTTGGCCGTGTCACTTCTAGTGATCTCTGCAAGATTAAGATGGGGACTGATTTTCATTTTTATCCGTTGGTTTTTTAAATATTTTTTCAGCTGCTGTAATTCCCAAGGCGGCAGCAGATAAAGCAGCTACAGAATAAACTAGGGCCTCGGTCTGAGTTTTTAACAGAGTATAGCACAAAGCTATCGCGCTAATTACACCTACCAGGCGCTTACTCGATGCTTCGCCGTTTTCAGAAACAAAACCTTTTATCCAGTTAATTATATTTTTCATCTGCCCTGCCCTCTGTATTTTTTTACTTTCTTACCTTTTGGCGTGTTTAAATTTTTAGCCTTGCCACCTCTTTTTTTTCCAAAAGAAACGCGCACCTGGTTGGTAGCTCCTTTAGCCTTTGCCATTTTTATTTTCTTTATTCTTATTCCTTTCGTTTTTGATCTTGTAGGTTAAATAAACTATCGACAAAATAGAGATGACCCACGTAAAAACCACGTTGACAAACTCAAGGCCTGCCATCGTTGTGATGTTTGCAAAAATTGCTAGGAATGTCGAAGGCACCCCGATTTCGTCGCTCTTTAGCATATTCATATTATGTAGTAGTTGGGACCTGGCAAAGATTTAAAGGCATAGGGCTTGTGATTTCTATATCGATAGAAACCCCAGCGGTAAAGTCATCGAAGCGCTCCTGGAAAAATTCCACGGTTGCCTGCGGTTGGGTATTAAAATTGTAATCGTTATCTAGTTTTAATTTTGCCAAAACATCCAAGGCCACAAGCAGCTGATCCGATTGAACCTGTAGGCGGTTGCTTTTGTCTTCCGTAAGTAGATCCGCAAAAAGCAAAACAAGGCGATAGCGCATCGTCGTATTCGCATACTGCGAAGGCCTTACAACTGTCCAAAAAACAGGGTAGACAATTTCACCCCCGTTATCCGTATAGTCGTAAATATCACCCTCGCCGAACGTCCGGATCATCGGATGTTCTTCTTGGATTGCTTTTAGTTTTGCTACTAGGTTTGCGAGTGTCATCTTGTTTACTTAAGAATTCTTTTAGCTTATTTTCGTTTTTCGAATAGGCCATTTTAGAAAGGTTTTTTATATCTGTTTCCCTGGTATCTTTCTGAGTACGGTCGGTAATCTTCGTAATCTCCACGTCCTAAATTAATAGAGCATCGGTACTGATTACTTACCGGCTGTATTGTAGTCACATCGCTTCCAGGATTCAAGTACTCCGGATAAAGCGTTGAGTTTGCGCATAGGTAATTAATGGCCCGTTCCGCGTACCATTCCGCGTATCCCTGGTAGTACTGACTTACGCTGCTTAACTCGGCAAAGGTAGGCTCGGTTATGTTTTCGCTCTTGCGCTTTACGATTCCCTTGTTTACGAATTTATACTGCATTGCCATAGGCAGCTCGCTTAGCACGTAGTTAAATAGCGTATCTGTTAGGAAGCTATCTAGCAAAGTTTTGTAAACAGCATTGCCAGCATTTCCTATGGTACCGGCTACAATCAGATCCAGGATCTTATTATACAAAGCGGTACCACAGATAGGATGTATAAACCTATCCTGCGTCATCTTAATTACTTGAGTGACGTTCTTTAAATCTATGTTTGCACTTGCTACGGTAAAGTCCTTAAAGGACTGCTCCGAAATCATTAATACGTTCGCGCTCATCGGCTGGTATTTTCTACGACTACATTACGTCTCCACTCATGACGGCAGAATGGAGTCCTTACCCCTGTGTTAGGGTTAGTATACCATCCACCGCAAAGCTGAAAAACAGAGTAGCCTAATTGGTTGGAAATATTTTGTATTTCTTCACGTGTAAATAGTAGGGAGTCTCCACCCTTGTATAAACGCTCGCACAAAGGACGGCTACCGCTTGCAGCTGCTGGCACGTTTGGACGTTCTTCGTAGCTGTATAGTACCTTAAAAGAGGTTACAGGGGTTAGCCTTTTAATAGCTGCCTCACCGGTCCTGGTAATCTTGCGAGTTATTAAGCCTGTTTGGTCAATTTTTTCAGTAATTACGTTATCGTCGATTAAAGTATTTAGCCTTTCGATAACGACCTCTTCCTTAATACCTACAGCCTGGGCGATCTGTGGCACAGTTACATTTATATTGTTTTGGATTTGGCTTAGGATCTTTCTTTGAATTTCATTTAATTGATATTCAGCAAACAATTCCTGCTTAATAAAGTCTTCATTACTGCTAAAAACTAGCCTATCGTTTTGAATTATTTTAAACTTGCTTTTGCTTACTCCTTTTCCTTCAAAGTAGCTTAGTATTTCGTCATCCTTTTCAGTATGGCTGCAAGATAGCTGGATAGTTTCTACCGGTGGAGGGGTAGGATCTTTACCTAAGTTTTCAGGGGTTACAATATCAACGCGAACAGGTAAACCTATAAGCTGGCGAAGTTCATTTACATCCATGCTTTCGACTACTTTCGTAGCAATCAAAGGCGATAGGCTGTTAAGTGAATTAATAATATCTTGAGCGCCCTGGGTTTCTTTCTTTTCTATAGGTGCCAATCCTAGTTTCTCCCGGATTTCGTCCTGCGTCATGTTAGCAGAAATAATAGCCTCGGAAAATTCAAAGCTAATAGGCTCCGTTGGCTTTAACTCAAGCTGGGCCATTACGTCGTTAAACTTCAAAAGGTAGTTTACAACTCCCTCAAGTGCGCGCTGCTTAGCGTTCACGTAGGTATTTTGGAAAAGCTGGTATGCCTCTCGCATTTCGGATCTGCCTCCGAGTTGGCCTTCGGTTTTAATACCGAATAGCATTGGGCTTGTAATTTTGTGACCGCTAAAAATCTCTTGTTGAACCGTCAAGTTCAAAAGGTCAAAATGCTTATCTAGTTCGGTCCCGCTTAGATCAATAATAGACGGCTCATTCTCCTTGCTATCGTTAAATGCCAGCATAAACTTACCGGCGTTTTTAGATCCGCTAAACTTGTTTTGAAACTGGCGCTCGATTCGGTCCTCTTCCTCCTGGCTTACCTTTCCTCCATTCAAGTTAATTAGCTTGCTGGAGAACATCCCGTTGTTAATTGTATTTAGGTGGTACTCACCGATCGAAATATCTAGTTCAATGTAGCTTATAGCTCCTCGGTAATCAGGCAAGGAGTAAGTATTAACCCCGGCGCGAT